CAACTCATAGACGCCATGCGAGCTGCGGGGCTTGAGCCACCAGATCAAATCCACTTTGACGGCAAGATTCACCGCTTTCGCTCAGGGACAAAAGGCTCGCCCGGCCACGGTGACAAGCCTGGCTGGTATTTGGTCTTTGGCGATGGCATCCCCGCTGGCCGCTTTGGGTGCTGGCGTGCAGGTCTTGAATTTACTTTTCGGGCTGATGTTGGGCGAAAACTGACCCAGTTTGAGGAAATGTCCAATGCCAAGCGCCTTGCCGAGGCCAAAGCCCTGCGGGACGCCGCCATAGAGCGCCAGCACCAAGTAGCCAGCGAGACGGTTGAAAAGATATGGACAACGGCCAACCCCGCAATCGCCGAACACCCCTACTTAGCCAAAAAGGGCATTGGCGTGCATGGCGCACGAATTACAGGTGATGGCCGTTTGATGGTGCCTCTGTACGATGCAGACGGCTCATTGTCTAGCCTCCAGTACATAGACCACGAAGGCGGCAAGCTGTACCACGCAGGTGGGCAGACCGGCGGCAAATATTGGGTGGTAGGCTCATCAGATGAGCCTGGCACGCTGTATGTCGCCGAAGGCTTTGCCACCGCTGCCACCATTTTTGAGGCCACCAACCGCCCATGCGTAGTGGCCTATAGCGCCAGCAACCTAGTGCCGGTGACCGGCAGTTTGCGAGAAAAGCACGGTTTATCTCAGGACATTGTGATTGTGGCTGACCATGACCAATCCGGCGTTGGTCAGCGTTATGCAGAACAAGCATCAGCCAAGTACGGCGCACGCATGGTAATGCCCCCGATTCTTGGTGATGCCAACGATTATGCCCAAGCGGGGCACAATTTGGCGGCACTGCTTATGCCACCAGCAAATGACTGGCTCATCCCCGCAGACGAGTTTTCAGCCCAACCCAGCCCTATTTCATGGCTTGTCAAGCGCTGGATTCAGTCCCAAGCCTTGGTCATGGTTCACGGCCCGTCAGGCGGCGGCAAGACCTTTGTGGTGCTGGATTGGTGCCTACGCATGGCAAGCGGCATAGAAATCTGGGCAGGCCACAAGGTACGCCAAGGCAATGTGGTCTATCTGGCCGGAGAAGGCCACCACGGCCTGCGAGGCAGGGTAGCAGCGTGGAAACACCATAACAAGGCTGGACGCCTCAATATGTGGCTCTCCAAGGACGGCTGCGACCTTAACACCCCCATTGGCTACCTCAAGGTGGTAGAACAGGTCAGGATGCTCAAAGACAGGCCAAGCGTGATAGTGGTTGACACCCTGCACCGATTCTTGGCAGGAGACGAGAACAGCGCCCAAGACGCCAAGACCATGCTAGACGCTTGCTCCAGCCTGATGACAGAGTTTGACTGCTCAGTGATCCTTGTCCACCACACAGGCGTCTCAGACGAAGCCCAGCACCGTGCCCGAGGCTCAAGCGCGTGGCGAGGCGCTTTGGACATTGAGATCAGCATAGTGCCTAGCAAGGATGACCAGCCCATGCAAATCGTTCAGCGCAAGTCCAAAGACGCTGAATTGGCCGAAACCGTGTTCGTAGAACTCCAGCAAGTGACCATCCCCGCGTGGTATGACGAGGACAACCAACCCGTCACCAGCGCAGTCATTATCCAAGCCCAGACCCCCATCGCCACCAAAAAAGACAGCAAAATAGATAGCCACCGCAAAGCCTTTGAAAACGCTTGGTGGGGCACTGGCGCTGAAATTCGTGATGGTTTGCCCTACATCAGCCGGTCAGCTTTGAAGGACAAACTGGCCTTAGATGGGCGCAAACCACGCACCATTGAGAACGATTTGAGCGCAGCATATCCAGATAAATTGATCGGTGCGCTCATCGTTTCTGAGATCATTAGCCCGCTTGAGCATGGTTGGATTGTGGTGGACGAGGTGCAATCGAGCGCCATGCTGGTGCGAAAAGGTGGGTGATTTGAAGCCCCCTAGCCCCCTGAAGTCCCCTTTAGGGGGATTGAGGGTTAGGGGGCAAAACGCTCGAAAAGCCCCCTCCCCTCCCCTCACACCCTTTAGGGTGAGGGGGTTAGGGGGCATCGATGCGGCGAGGATTTGGGGTGGATTTATAAATTGGAGAAGTAAGTGGACGCTAACATGCAAAACGAAGTGGTGACCAAACATGCTGGCGGCAGGCCGGTGATTTTTGGGATTGACAATCCGTGCTGGTTTGAAATTTGCAAACAGATTTCTGAGGGCAAGAGTTTGAGTACGGCGCTGAAGTCCGATGGGATGCCGTCTTATCGATCAGCCCTGATGATGCTTCAAACCAATTTGGAATTTAGGACGATGTACGAAAAGGCCATTGAAAGCCGCGCTGATCGTCTTGCTGAGGAAATATTGGAACTGGCGGATGAAACCATGCCAGCGCACTTGGAAGGCGCTATGGCGTCTGCTTGGGTGCAGCAAAAGCGTTTGCAAGTGGATACGAGGAAGTGGGTGGCCGCTAAGCTCAAGCCAAAGGTCTACGGGGATCGAATCGATGTCTCGGTGACCGATACCCGCATCAGAGTCACTGATGCGCTTAAAGAGGCCAAGCAGCGAGTTCTGAACGATGAGAGCAATATCGTTGATGTGGCGGTTAAAGAGATGGTGGGTAAGGAATAGGCAAGGTTATGCGCTTTGCGCATAGATTCTGCGGAACTACGCGCATGCGCACCCAATCGGTGCATGTCAAGGTTAACCCTAGCAAAAGCCCCGTCTGATGTTCTACAGTGTCCATTATGTTAAGTCGGCAGTGAGTTACGCACAGGTTATACAGAGCTAAGTCGCCGCAATGCCAGTTATTCACAGGGCAAGGCGCATAACTGGCCGCTAGCCCTGTGCATAACCCCGAAAACGGCCTAAGTAAACGCCCACTTACAAAAGAGGGGGGCGGGTAGGGCCGAGCGCCGAGGGGTCACGGTGACCGTGCCCCCACGAACATTTTTATTTTATTTTTTAGAAATATCATTTACCATCGAGCTATGCTGATTAAGCGAAGACAAAGGGCGGCGCTATGATATTTAACTACGGTGGTGCGGCTTCGCCTATTGACCCGACTCGGATGGCGATAGGCCAGCACAATTACAGCTACTCGCCGCAGAAAGACCAACAACAGCAACCCCAAGCGCTACAACAGTTGGGTATGCAGCAACAGCCCTATCAGCAGCCGTACCAGCAAGAACCCCAGGCGTTGCAACAATTGTCGTACCAACAGCCCTACCAGCAAGAACAGCAAGAGCAGCCCCAGCCCCAAGCGTTGCAACAGATGGGCATGCGGCAACAGTCGTACCAGCCCCTGCCACAAATGCCAACGATGTCGCCGTTTTTGCAACAGTTCAGGACGCAGCAGCGCCCGTACCAATCGCCATTTCAACAACAGTCAGGGCAGATGGGCAATCAATCTAATTCGGCGTACAGCTATAGCAACAATAGCCAGCTAAACAATTTAGCCCCGTTAAACATGAACGCCTTGAACTTTAGCTACTGAAAACAATACATGCCAATAAACAACGCACTCACCCCTGAAGGCCAGAACGCGCTAGGTGCTGCGTTTGGGTACTACCCGCAGTTGAGGCGCAACCGCACCATCCAAGACCCGAGACTGGCCGCTGAGATGCCGTTGCAGCTTTTGAGGGGTAGGTTGGCAGCTACGCTGGGATTGCCATCGGATGTGGCGAACCTAGTGCGTAGCCCCATGCCAATGGAGATGTACGGTGATTTTGATTACGGCCCCCAGACGCAAGTGCCGTATGGCTCGCAAGAGTTGCTCAGGACTTTGCCACTACCCCCACAAGGCCCAGCGCAGTCAGCAGCGGCCAATGTTGGTGCGTTTATCCCGCTAACGCCAATGGAGGCATTGCAAGCTGCGAGGGTGGCTAGGCAGGCTGCGTTGGCTGGGGGTAGGGCGCTTGGGCCGACAGCAGCGGGCATGGCTGAAAATCTTTTGCAACGGCAGGGGTTGATGCCTGGTGTGCTACCGGCTGAGGGGCGTAGCAGCATTGGTGCGTTTGACCCGAGGTATGACCCGAGGGTTCTAGAGCAAGCCAGAATGCAGGCGATGACTCGTGACATTCGGTTAGACCCAAATGTGCAAAATGCGCCGACTGTTTCACTGGCTGATTTTGAGGGCAGGCCATTTATTACCAGCATGGCTGATAGGACGGCGGCGGGTGGCAAGCTGGTGGGGATTGATGATGTCGCGTTTAATCGGCCAGTGGAGATGCTTGGCGGTCAAGATTTTATGTTTCGCAATCCTGGTCTGGTGTGGTCATCTGGCAATGCGCCAGCAAAGGGATTGATGAAATATGCTGATGAAATTAAAAAAGTTACTGGGCAAGACCCGTTGTATATGCCTTATCGCATGGCGCCGACTGGCGGTGATTTTGCACAAATGACTGGCGAAACCATGTTGTCCTACGCTGACGCGGCTATGGGCAAAATGCAAAAGAAAAATTTTGACAGGTCAATTAAAAAATTTATTCCTGACTGGGCTGGCGTGTCTGACCCTGCAAGTGTGGCGCAGTTTAGGGCTGCACCAGACAGCAAGCGCAAGGCCATCAAGGCAATGATGGACAGGGATTTTCGTGATGAGGGCGGGTTAAATATTGGCAGCGCTAGGTTGGCGGTGTCTGACCCAGCGCAAATGGCCGCGCAAGAGGGCGGCATTCAAAATGTAGGCAAGATATTTGCAGGCCGTCCAATACTTAAATCAAGTCACCCAGCTTATCCGGGCGGGGTGCAGGGCGAAGGCATTGGCACATTAGCCGAAGACCACAATATTTTTGAATTGCTGCCAGGTGTTGTCAAGGCTCGTGGCATTCCTGACCCCAAAAATCCAAGGCCATCGGATTTGCGGGCAATGCAAATGCACCCTTACGCTGGCATTGTCACCAACGAGTTGCTTAAGCGTCTTGGTTACTGAACAAGAACTTTGGATCAAAAGTGCTTGCTAGCTTTTCACTGTACCGATCAGCCAAAAATGCTTTGACTGATTCTTCTGTCACAGACTGCACGCCGGTAACAACGCAGCGCGTTTCATGTAGGCCAAGCGCTTCAAGCATCTTGGCGGGCATTTTGATGTCGGTGTTGACGATGGGTGATAGTGTCATTCCTACATTTTACCAAAACGCCAAATAAATGCAAACAACAATCTACAAGCCCGAAGACGAGCAAGAGCTGATGTCCACGCTGTGGTCACCAGCGTTAGCTGATGATCCAGAGGCGTTTGTGTTGTTTGCGTTTCCTTGGGGCAAGGAGAATACGCCGCTGGCGAACTTCAAGGGGCCGAGGAAGTGGCAGCGGGAGGTGCTGCGGGAGATCACCGCCCACATCAAGCGTCAAAAGGGGCTGGTGGATTTTGAGACGCTCAGACATGCGGTGAGTTCTGGGCGGGGTATTGGCAAGTCTGCGCTGGTGTCTTGGCTTACGATCTGGATGCTGTCTACGCGGATTGGCTCAACCACGATTATTTCGGCCAACAGCGAGTCGCAGCTTAGGGCGGTGACATGGGCCGAGATCACCAAGTGGTTGGCGATGAGTATCAATAGCCATTGGTTTGAGGTGAGCGCTACGAAGGTAGCTCCGGCCAATTGGTTGACGGAGTTGGTGGAAAAGGACTTGCGTAAGGGCACGCGGTATTGGGCGGTGGAGGGTAGGCTCTGGTCTGCTGAGAATCCTGACTCGTATGCTGGCGTACACAATCACGATGGTGTGATGGT